CCACATTATGATAATTTTTTATCAAATATTTATGATGGAATAGGAATATTAACAATAGTTGGAAAAAAATTTTATATTAAAGATTTGCATTAAGTATTTTATTTGAAGTAATTTATCAATATTATTATGATAAAAATTAAAATTATTATTGTTAATAAAAAATGTGTTAAATTAATATAGTTAGTAACAAAATTAAATATTTTTTTTTGCGAATCTGATAACCAAGATAATTCATGTTTATGAACAATATGTGTATTATTATTTATATGACAATTTGTTCCAATACATGGTTCAAAATAATCATATGGTAAAAATAAAATTTTATTAATATTATTATTTTTTATATATGTATCAATAATAGTATTAAAAATAGGAGGACCAGTTGTATTTTGAATACACATTAATTTATTTTCATACCAGTTACATTCATATTTAAAATTATCCATTAAAAAAGTACATATATCAATATTTGGTTTTGATACTATAATTCCATTATTATAACATTCATTAAATTTATGACATGTAAGGTAATTTGACACATTATCAACTTTAGGTGATATTTTAGAAACAATAAAATCATATTCATTTATTTTTTCAAATAAATTATCTAAATTTTTTATAACATCACAATCAATATCAATATAAATACCTCCAAACTGATTTAATATTAAAATTTTGGCAAAATCAATTTTTTGATGCATGTAAATAAATTTATTGTATTTATTTTTGTATTTAATATTATTTTTGTTATTTAATAATTCCTCAATTTTTTTTTCATCCCATAAAATATATTTCCAATTATTATGTATTTTAATTGTATTTTCTATTTTTTTTTTATTATCATTTGATATATTTTCATATCCTTGTATCCATATTTGATGTATTATTTTTGGTATTTTATTTTGCATATATATATATATATTACAATATATTAAAAATTGATTTATTTTAAATATATATTTATAATTATTATTAATTAATAATGACTGATAATCTTCCTTTTAGCGAAAAATATAGACCCAAGAAAATTAGTGACTTAATTTTAGATAATATTATTTCAAATAAAATAAATAATATTGTGGCAAATAAGGATATTCCAAATATTATATTTACTGGAAAATCTGGAATTGGTAAAACATCAACTATTCATGCTATTGCGAGACAAATTTATCCTAGAGAATATCATGATTCAATAATTGAACTAAATGCAAGTGATGATAGAGGAATTAAATCCGTTCATGATACAATTATTAACTTTTGTAAAAGAAAAGTAGAATTTAAAGAAGGATATGCTCAACATAAATTACTTATTTTAGATGAAGCAGATAATATAACACCAAAAGCACAAAGATTAATTAATTCTATTATGGAAAAATACCCAACTACACGTTTTGCTTTTACATGTAATAATTCATCAGCAGTAATTGAATCTATTCAATCAAGATGTATTATTATTAGATTTACCAAACCACCTATTGAAAAATTCATTGAAAGAATCAAATTAATTTGTTCTAAAGAATCAATTGAATTTGAACAAGATGCATTGGAATATTTATTTGAAATTTGTCAAAAAGATTTAAGAAAAACTCTCAATATGTTAGAATTAGTTTATAGATCAGAAGGTAAAATAACCATACCAAATATATTAAAAATTTCTGATATCCCTTCACAAGAAACATTAAGTAATCTATTAAATTATATTATTAATAAAGATATTGTTAATACTTGTAAAATTGTTAATGAATTTCAATCTCAAGGATATTATTCACTTGATGTAATGTTACATTTTATACAATACATTAAAAATCATAAAAATATTAATGAAGACATAAGAATTAATTTAATTAATGTGCTTGCAAAAAAATCATATATTATGAGCAAAACTTCTGCTAATTATCTTCAATTAACTGGAGCCATTTTAAATTGTATATAAATTTTATGTTTTTATAAAAAAAATATTATGAACACTATTGTTTTTTTACGTTTTCATTAATTAAAAAAATTTTAATTAATTTAATTTCTTCATTTTGTTTTATTAAATTTAATATGATTTTATTATTTTGTTCAGAAATTTTATTTAGTTCACTATAAAAAAATGTTTCTTTTTGAGTCAAGTTCATAGAAATAATTTTTTCAAATTCTAAATTTTTAATTTTTAATAATTCTTGTTCTTTATTCCATTTTTCACAATTATAATTTCTCAATTGATTTTGACCATAATTAATTCGACATTTATTTATTGCTTTTATGGACATAAAATTTTTAAAAAAAAATTTATTAATCATTATATATATATATAAATATATATATATAATATTATAAACTCGACAAATAATATATAATATACCTTTTTATGTTATATATATTATAAAAAATTGAAATATATATTATTTGATATTAAATTTATATACATATATATATTTATGAAATTATGAACCCAATATTTTTAAATGGTGAAAAAACATTTATTAAGGATATAATTCATGATTCTATAGAATTAAGTCCAATAGCTAAAACAATTATTGATACCCCAATATTTCAAAGATTAAGATATTTACATCAACTGGGTGTTTGTTATTTGATTTTTCCAAATGCAAATAACAATAGATTTGAACATTCAATAGGAACATATCATTTAACAGGATTAATGTTAGAAAAGTTAATAAAAAATTCAAATAATAAAGAGATAAATAAAGCTTTAGTAGATGTAAAATTTATTAGAGAATATTTACTTAAACATTTAGAATTGGAAGATAATGAAGAAAGTATTTCTTTTATAGAAAACCTTAATATGCCTTTGATGGATGATTATTTAATTGAATTGATTAAAATTGCTGGATTAATACATGATATTGGTCATGGTCCATTTTCACATTTATTTGATGAATGGGTGCATTCCTTAAATAAGAATAATGAATTGGAAGGTTCTTTAATGGTAGAACATGAATTAAGATCAATAATGTTATTAAAAGAAATAATTAAAGATAGAATAATTAAATTTGGTGATGATGAATTTTATTTGAACGATTTTATTAATGATGATGCTTTTGAATTTATAGCAGAATTAATTAATCCAACCGATACTACTCCAAATAATTTTGTTTTTCAAATTATTTCAAATTCATTAAATGGATTAGATGTTGATAAATTGGATTATTTATACAGAGATTCTTTTTATTTGGGTACAGGTAATCCATATGATTTATCGAGAGTAATATCTCATGTTCAAGTTATAAATAAAAATATTTGTTTTCCCGAAAAAATTTCATATGATATTTATAAAGTTTTTAGATCTAGATATGATCTTCATAAACAATATTACACACACAAAACAACAATTTCAATTGAATATATGATTAGAGATATATTGTGTAATTTAGATCCAATATTAAATATTTCAAACACCATAAAAAATAATATTGTGGATAAATTTATTGAGTTGACAGATTCCACAATTTTAGATACAGCAAAAATATTAAAAGAACATAAAATTATATATAAAATTTACAAAAAACAAATTGATTATATCCAAAAAATAATTAATAAAATAAATACAAGAGATATTTATAGATGTGTTTATAGTGAAACATTTTATACTGATGAAAATATAACAAATGAACAAATTTTTGATAAATTTAAAGAAAATGCAAGTTCTAAAGGTTTTGAAATAGATGATGTAAATTTAAATTTCATAAATTCTTTTAATTTTGTTAAAATTAAAATTGGTTTATTGGGTGGTAATAAATCTCATCCATTAGATACAGTATACTTTTACAATAGAAATAATAAAAGCATTTTATTAGATAAAACAAAAATTTCACATTTGATGACACCATTACATCAAGAAATTATTTATTATGTATTATATAAAACTTAATTTGTTTTGAAATTTTTTTTTAAATTTAAATATTTATTTTTATATTTTAAATATTAATTTATACAAGCAAATGATTTTATAAATTAATATGAAGAAAAACCAAATAAAGTGTCCCAATATTCAGCGAAAAAGGTGTAATAATTTCTCTTCTATTTTGAAAATCATCACAATTATTATTACCAATACATTTTACGCATCCTGTTACACTATTATTATAAGATATATTAATTGTACGACTATCCATATTTAATATATAATATTTATATTAAAAATTTTTAATATAAATAATATTTGATAATAAAATACTATTATTTAATGAATTATAATATTTGTATTGATTTTGGTACTTGTAATTCAGTTATTTCATTTATTGAAGATGATATATTAAAACAAATTCATGATGAAATTACTGGAGATGTCTTAATACCATCAACAATTTATTTTATTTCTTCAAATATAAAAGCTAACTCAAAAATATCGGAATTAAAGCCATTTGTTGATTATTTAATAGGAACAGTTGCTACTGAACAAGCTAATTCAAATAAAGATTGGGAATATTATTTTTTTCAATTTAAAAGATTTTTAGGCATAACATCTAAATCAATTAATGGATATAAAGATTTTTTAACAAAATATAATTTAGATTTTATGTCTGATGAAGACACAATATATTTTTATTTGAAATCACAAGAATCTGATGAATTAAAAGTTAAATTTTCCATATGTGATTTAATTCAATTATATTTTAAAGCATTAAAAAATATGATTGTGTCTAAATTACCAAGTTTAAAAGATTTGGATAAAATACAAGTAATCATAACTTGTCCAGCATATTTTCACGATCTTCAAAGAACACAATTAAAAAGGGCTGCTGAACATGCTGGGTTTGATGTTTTTAAATTAATAAATGAACCAACCGCCGCAGCAATTTATTATATTAATAGATTTGAAAAACCTTCCTCCCCAACAACACAAACAAAATACATTATTTATGATTTGGGTGGAGGAACTATTGATACAACTGTTGTTGATTATTATTCTGAAACTAATATTTGTGAAGTTATTGATATTGAAGGAAATAATGGACTTGGTGGAATTGATATAGATAATATTTTAACCTATGACATAATTCAAAGATACTCAATTGATAAATCAAATATAAAATGGTTAAACCGTATTAAAAAATATGCTGAAGAAATTAAAATTAAATTAACATCTCAAACAATATATTCTATTTATTTAGAAAATGTTCCTGTTTTTAAATCCGGTAAACTAGAAAATTTAGAAAATTTAAAAATAACTTATTCAAGACAACAATTTAATAATTTAATAAATGAGATTATTGACCAAATGATTCAATCAATTAAAAATATGTATTTTAAATATAATACTTCTAATATTATTTTTATTGGAGGTCCAACTCAAATACCATTATTACAATCAAAAGTATGTTCAATATTAAATGTTGAACCTAGTAAAATTAATACTATAGGAATAACTAATTCAGAACAATTAGATATTAATAATGAAATATATTCTCAAGATAAAAATATTTCTACATATGATTTGAGTATCCTATATAAAACTATTGTATCACAGGGAGGAAGTATTTTTTATAAAAAAATTGTCACAAAAGAAGATTTTTGTCTTTTAGATATTATTCCAATGAATATTGGCATTACAGATCCTTATAATGAAATTATTGTAATGATTGAAAAAAATTCAAAAATTCCAATCAGTGTTGAAAGAATATTTTCTACATCACACGATTGTCAACGAACAATTGATATTGAAGTTTATGAGGGTTTAGAAAAAGATTGTTTATCTAATACATTTATTGGTAGTTATAAAATAATTGGAATTCCCCCTCTACCAAAAGGTATGGTTTTGATTAAATTGTTATTTAAAATAAGTTATAATGGAATTTTAGAAATATCAATTGTTGGTTCAAAAAATCCTTCAGACAATTCTGCTAAATCTTTTGATTACAAATTTAATTCCAATATTAAATTAATACCAAATATTGTTGCTAAGGAAATACTTAAAAAAATACTTTTATTAAGTGAAAAAAATAAATAATAAAATTATTATATATATAAATATTAATAATGATTGATAAAAATAATTTTGATATTTCAGACCCAGAAATAATTGAGGATATAACTGATGACCTTTTTAAAATATTTGGTTCATCTGGAGGATATTTAACTAAAGCCGAATGTAAAAATATTTTAAATGTTGTTTTTGAATCTTTATTTGATGAAAAATTAAAAAATAAAAATTATAACTACATATTTAAATTAATTTCAAAATCGGATGAAGACAAAATATTAAGAAAAGATTTTGAACCTATTGTTAAATCTTTTATTGTTTGTTTTGATGTGAATTATATAACTAATTCAAATTCATTTAATGACAAAGTTTGTATTAAAATCGGAAAACATTTACTTCCAATTTCATATTATATAAAAAAATCAAATGAATAAAATATTATCAAATTTAATAACTGGCATATAAACTTAAATTATTTTCATAACAAATTCTAAATAATTCTTTTAATCCTTTTATTTCTTTTGGTGATGGAATATAATTATCAATAAAATAACTAATCCAATTATCCACAATCATTGTGTTATCGTATGCACATTGTATTTTTGTAATTTCATCTTGATAAAATTCTCCAATATCAGACAAAAATCTTTCAAAACACAAATAAATTTGTTCTAATTCATTTGGTTTTAAATCCTGATACAAATTATATTTTCCATCAGTTATTGTAGATACTGCCCAACTATATGCTTTTCCACTGAATGAAATAAAATTATATTCAGATGAAAAATTATTTCCTAAACCAATTAAATTTGAATCAATAACGGATTCAAATTTAATTGAAATATTTTTTGGAATTTTATTATCATATTCTTCTTGTTCAGAATTATATATCATAACAATATTATCCAATCCCATTTTGTATTATTTATATTTTTTATTTATTAATTATTATTATATAAAATCAACTTTTTTATTTTTATTTATTTTTTTAATTAAAACTTTAATCCCTAATACTAAAAATAATAAAAATTGATTTAATAATATTATAATTATATATTTTATAAATACCCAATATCAAATGTTTACAACACAAGAAATACGTGAAAATTTTATTAATTGGTTTAGGGGTAATAACCATAAATTATTAAAACCTTCAAAAACTTTTACTGATGACCCAACGCTATTTTTTACAACAGCAGGAATGGTTCAACTTAAAGATATATTTTTGGGACAAAGAGAATGGGATATAAATTATTCACAATTGGTAAATTGTCAAACTTGTGTGAGAAGTGGAGGAAAACATAATGATTTTGATGTAGTTGGTACAGACACATACCATTTAACATCATTTGAAATGTTAGGCACATGGTCTTTAAATAATTATTGGAAAGAAGAAGCTATTAAAATGTCATTTGAATATTTATGTAGTCTTGGACTAAATCCTAAACAAATGTATGCTACTTATTTTGAAGGTAATGAAAAAATTTCACCAGATTTGGAATCTAAACAAATATGGTCTAAATATCTTGATTCAACTCATATAATTCCAGGTAAATTTAAAGATAATTTTTGGTCAGCAGGAGATTTTGGTCCTTGTGGACCTTGTACTGAAATTCATTATGATTTGATTGGACTCTCTGAGCCTTATAAAAATTTTATAGGAGAATATCGTGATGTTCCAGAATTAGTTAATTCTGATGACCCAAATGTAATTGAAATTTGGAATATTGTTATGATGGAATATAATTGTGTTAAATCAGATTCTGAAAATAATAATTATATTAAATTAGCTAAACGATTTATTGATACTGGAATGGGATTACAACGTTTAGCTATGATAGTACAAAATGTCAAATCAATTTATCAAACAGACCAATTTGCCCGCTTAATTAAATATGCTGAAATAACTAGCAAAAATTTATCTTATACAAATAATTATGATTTAGATTGTTATAAAGATAAAGCATTTAGAATTTTTGTTGACCATTTTAGAACAATTATTATTACTTTATTTGATGGAGCAGATTTTGATTGTAATAAAAGAGGTTTTATATTGAGAAAAATTTTTAGAAGATTATTATTAAATTGGTATTTATATTTGAATAATTATGAAATAGTATTACTTTCTGAACATCATATTATTACTTCACTAATTTCTGAAATTTTATTATTTCATAATTTAAAAAAACACGATGCCAATTTAATTCAACAAAAATTAATAAATGAAGAGAAATTATATATTGGGAAAATAAATAAAATGAAAAATTTATTCAAATCTAAATCTAAATCTAAATCTAATTCTAATTCTAAATCTAATTCTTCTGATACTATTATTCAAGAATTTATTAATTCAAGTAAAAGTTTAAAAGAAAAATTTGGTGTTGATAAAGAAATTATTGAAAATATCGATAAAATTAAAATTTTTGTTTAATGTATTTTTTAAATTAATTATTTGATAAATATTTTAATCTATTAAATTATTATGTTTTGATATTTTTTTACATATTTTTATAAATTCATCAGAAGACAAATCATATTTAATAATATTTACTATAGCACAAACTAATTGTATATTATCTCGTGTGTAATTTTTATTTGAGTCTATTCTGTCTACAGATATATTAAATTTATTGTTTATATGTGTACTTGAATCAGTTGGTTGTTTATTATATGTCATTACAAATTTTGTCATCGCACATAATCCTACTTGATTAATATATTGTTCTTTAATGTCTTCAATTGTTATTTCTACCTTAATATTTCTATTTGAAGCATTGTGTTTTAAATCATAATATAATAATTTAATAAATCCTTCAAATGTTGAACCGATTTTATATATATGATTTATAGAACAAGTTTTACACGTACTTCTTAATCCATCTGAATTTTTAGAATCATTACTAAATTGATTTACATCTTGTTTTAATCCACATTTGTTACATAATTTAGTACCTTCTTTAATTCTCGTATAATTTAATTTTTTTCTTGCTTCTTTTCTACATTCTTTACATTCATTTGCATAACCAAACTTACCACATATTGATTTATTAAATTCATTTATTTCTTTAGTTTGATTACATAATCTACATTCTTTTTCAATTATTATATCTTCCATTTTATAATTTTAATATTAAACAAAGTATTTTTCAATTTTTACTTACATAAAAATTGAAAAATATATTATTTAAATTAATTGTATATATTTGTAATGGAAGAAACTCAATTATGTCTTAAATGTAATATTATTAAACCATTTGATGAATTTAGAAATAATTGCAATAATAAAAATTGTAAAATGACACAATGTAAACAATGTATAAATAATAAGAATATACCAAGAATCACTGAAGGAATTAAAATATGTTCTATGTGCAAAATAGAACAAGATGTTAGTGAATTTAATTCTTGTAAAAGTTCTACAGATGGTTTAACATCTAATTGTAAGAAATGTTGTAAAATTAACGTAAAAAAATGGTTAGAATTTGATATTAAAAACTTCATTAAAAAGATATATTTAAGTTCTAAACATAATTGTTATAAGAGAAGCAAAGATTTAAAATTTGATATAACAGGACATATTGGATTTATATTATAAACAAGATGGTAAATGTGCTTTATCAGGAGAAACCCTAACTAGAATTGGATTAGAGGATAAAGGAATTAATAATTATAACATATCTATAGATAGAATTGATTCTACAAAAGGTTATACTGTAGATAATATACAATTAGTTGGAGCTATTATAAATATTATGAAGAACGATATAGAAGAAAAGGATTTTTTATTATTTGTTAGTTCTATAGCATTAAATAGTATATTAGATGAAAAAGATAGTAAAATATAAATACTTTATATAAAAAAGTTGAATTTGAAAAAATTGATTTTTAAAAAGAATGGGATTTATTTTTATTGAACAAATCATATATAACTACTTAAAAAAGGAGATGCAAGTGTTCATTAAAACTCTCACGGGAAAGACAATCACTTTAGAAGTGGAACCAACTGATGCTATTGAAAATGTTAAACAAATGATTCAAGATAAAGAAGGTATTCCTCCTGACCAACAAAGATTAATTTTTGCTGGTAAACAATTAGAAGATGGAAGAACTTTACAAGATTATAATATTCAAAAAGAATCTACATTACACTTGGTGCTCAGATTGCGAGGTGGAGGACTTGAAGGTGGAACCAAACAAATTTTTATTAAAACTCTCCAAGGTAAAAATATTACGGTGGAAGTAAATGATGGTGATTCAATTGAATCCGTTAAAAAGAAGATTACTGATATTGAAGGAATTCCTGTTGACCAAATGAGATTAGTATTTAATGGAAAACAATTGGAAGATGCCAATACTATCCAAGATTATGGTATTGAATCTGATAGTACAGTTCACTTGGTACTCAGATTGCGAGGTGGTGGACTTGAAGGTGGAACCAAACAAATTTTCATTAAAACTCTTCAAGGTAAAAATATTACAGTGGAAGTAAATGATGGTGATTCAATTGAATCTGTTAAAAAGAAGATTACTGATATTGAGGGAATTCCAGTTGACCAAATGAGATTAGTATTCAATGGAAAACAATTGGAAGATGCCAATACTATTCAAGATTATGGTATTGAATCTGATAGTACTGTTCACTTGGTGCTCAGATTGCGAGGTGGTAATTAATATTTTAGAATTTTTTTATATTTTAAAAAATTGATTTAAAGAAATAATATTTTATATAGGTAAATATACATTAAAATATGGATTTAGAAAATGTGATTAAAAATTTACCAAAGTCATTTGAGTCAATTACTCAAACTACTCTAGAAATAAAAAAAAACATCAATAAGTTATTGGAATTAGAAAATAAAATTGAAATTAATGAAAATAAAATTACTTCCCTATTAAAAATAAATATTATGGATAAAAATATTAATGTGGAATTAGAAAAATTAATTAGAATAAATGGTGAAATAATAAAACAACAAAATAATAATTATGATATAATAACGAAATTAAAACGAGACATAATTAGTTTAAAATCAAACACACAATATCCTACCGAATGGATGGGTGGTAAAGTTCCAGGTGAAATAGTTGAGACTGAGGATGGATATAGAGTAATTTATGATGGACAATCACGTTCATTTAAATATAAAAATGTAATTAATTCACCAAAGATGTTTGGATGTGAAAATAAAGAAGATTGTAAAATTAAAGCAACTAAATACCTTTATGAATATTATGATAAATTAGATAAAATTTCAAACAAATATAGATATGTTAATCATAACACAATAGAAATTCAACTTTCACAAGATAAAACTTTTATAACTGATAGCAAATTAATTAATTTGATTGAGAAATATAGGATTGGGTTAAAATATGACAAACGTTATGACAAATATTATATAACATATGTTGAATCATCTAAAGTAAACAAATTATTTACCGAATTGGCTTTTCAAATATCACGAGCAAAAATATCAAATGGATGTGATTTTGATTTGAGAGAATCAAATGTAATTGAAATGGATAATGAAAAAATAATCCTAAATGAAACAGAAGATGAAGAAAATAAAGTATCAATCAAAAACAAATTAAATCCAGATGGAATTGAAATGAATAAATGGATTAGAGGTAAATATGCTGGAACAGTATTTCAACGGGCAAATCAATTAAAATGGAGCGTTGTGGTTAAAAAATCAGATGGTTCAGTAGCAACGAAAACATTGCCATTTACTGAAGAAACTAAAAAATCTGTTTATGAAGAAGCAATTAAAATTAGAAATGGTTTATCTGATATGTTTGGTTTAACAACAAATAAAATAAGAATTATTGATGAAAATAAAATTGAAGTTAAATTGACAAAAGACCAAATAATGACAACAGATTATAAATTTTTAAATATAGTTGAAAAATATAATTTATTTGCCACAAAAAGTTCAAATGATAATTCAAAATATTATGCTTGTATTGAAGTTGGAAGTATTATGCATAAATATCATAAATTTATTACGAGTTGGGATATGGTAGATCATATTGATAGAAATCCAATGAATAATTGTTTGAGTAATTTAAGAGAAACAACTTATAAAGAAAATAATAACAATAGATCTAAATCTGAAACATCAAATGCTATTGAATTAGGAGTTACTTATTCAGCTAGAGATGATGCGTATAAGGCAAGAATTAAACAAGATGGAAGAGAAATTTGTAAACAATTTAGTGTTAAAAAATACGGTAAAGATGAAGCATTAAGATTGGCTATAGAGACTAGAAGAGATTTTAATAAAGCATTTAATTGTTTAAATGGATAATATATTTTTTGTATAATAAAAAATTGAAATTTATTTAATAATAAATAAGTAATATAAATATTTTCAATAAAAATATGAATGAAAAATTATTAAAAGACATTGAAGAAGCAATTAAAGAAAATAAAAGATTAGAAAAAGAAAAAGAATTAAAAAATGGAATTAATGAATGGATTTTATTTTATACAATATTTTATATTTTCTGGATTACTGTAAATTTATGTGTAGGATTAGTAAAAAATGATTCTATAACATCAAATGTAGAAAATATTAATATTAGTTTAAAAGATTATTTTATTATTAATGCTTGTTTACAATTTCCAATATACTTGTGTATTATATTTGATGTTATTTATATTAATTTACCTCTATATAAACATACAACTCTACTCGGAGAATTTATAATGATTTCATTTGAAAGAATAATATTTTTAATAATACATTTTATTATAATAGCATTGGTTTTTACTGCTATTATAATATCGTCTAAATTATCTTTTATGAATGACAAATTAATAATATTTGGTCTCATTTTTATGTTTGTATTTCAAATATTAATTAGTTTAATATCCATAGGGTCAATGGGTTGGGTATCAAAAAATTTTACATTACATGATGTAATTAAAAAAATAAATTTATATGACACAAATCCAACTTTGGATGAATTATATGAAGAATATTATAAACAAATAATATAATTGTTTAATTATTAAAGTTATAATAGTTACAATAAGAAAAATTGATACAATAAAATCAATATTTGTAGATAAAAAATATTAATTTATAATTATGTTATTTTGAAAGATAAACTTTTATATATATATAAACTTTATATATATATATATATATATATATATATATATTTTTTTTTATATAAAAAAAAAAAAAAATAAAAAAAAAAATAAATAAAAAAAAAAAAAAAAAAAAAAAAATAAATATCATATAAAAAAAAACAACAAAAAAAAAAAAAA